GGTGTTGAATCTATGTTTAATAAATTCCATAGTTTGTGCTTTGGTCAAGAAGGGTAAGTCACCCTTTTCAAAAATCCAATCTACGATTTCTGCCTCAGCCTCATACGCATCTCTTGTAGCATCCACTAAGTCTTCAACCAATTCTTCAGTCCACCAAGTTGGGTTTTCTTGTTTGATTAAATTAACTAAATCAAATCCAAAACCTGCGTGAATATTTTCCTCTTTTGATGTCGCTTCCACTGCATTACTAATACCTTTTAAAACATTTTTGAATTTGTTAAAAGACATAATAACTAGGAATTGTGAGAACAAGGATACATTCTCAACAAACATTGAGAATAATACGACAGATTCAAAGTAATCTTGATTTTCAACAGACTTAGAGTTATGGATCGTTTTTTCCAAGTACTTAATTCTTCTACGAATTGCAGGGACTTCGAGAATATTTTCAAACTCTTTATTCAAACCAAGAAGTTGGATTAGGTGGGAGTATGCATCTGCGTGTCTTACTTCAGATTCTGCAAATGTTGCACCAACATTTCCAATTTCAGGTTTAGGTAATCTTTTGTATATGTCACCCCAAAAGGACTTCACCGCTATTTCAATTTGTGAAATTGCCAACATAGCTCTCTGTACGGCACTTTGTTCTTTTTCAGAAAGGTGTACCTTAAAGTCTTGTATATCTGAGGTGAAGTTGAACTCTGTGTGAACCCAATACGAGTGTCTGATTGCATCAACATATTCAACCAATTCAGGATACTCATAAGGTTTTAGATTTACCCTTTTTTGAAAAATATTTGGTCTGTGTTTCGAACGATAAATGATGTACTCTTTTGCCACATCATTCAATCCGTTATCCATCAGTTTGTTTTCCACCATATCGTGAACTTCATCCACGTGGGGAACCCTATCTTTATCTCCTTTGAAAAGACTTCTTTTCGCGAGTCTTGCAATTTTTTCAGCCATTTCCAAGTCAATTTTTCCAACTGACGCCATAGCCTTAGCAACCGCATTTTTTATCTTTTCAGATTCGAATAAGACTTTTTCACCGCTTCTTTTGATAACATATCGGTGGTCTTTTAGTGCTGTACTAAAAATGTTATTATCCATAGTTTTTGATTTATTTTAATTAAGTAGTTTGTTGTTTTCTTTTCTCCAACAGCTCTTTGATACGTTGTTTATTTTTCTCTTCTTTTTGTTCTTCAAGACCTAAGAAGGTAACACTTTGTTCAGTGTCAATAACAAGCATTTCGTTATCAAATTTGCAGTTTTCAAATACGATTCCATCCTTTCCAATACGAGATTTTGTGATGGCAATAGTTGCTAAGTTCATCTCTTTTTGTTGTAGAGATTTAGCAACAGATATAATTACGTGACCTACTTGGGCTTTCTTAATTGAACCCCCCATTTGGTCAGTGGTTACTACGTCAGATGATATAGAAGAACGGTTACCTTGTGTTGCAGTCCATCCTGCAAGACCAAGTTCGTGACACATAGACTCGAACCCTCTCATTACGGATCCTTCACTTTTCCATTCATCACCTAAGTTCTTATCGGGCATAATACAGTCAATGTAGTCTAACACAATCAAATCCACTTTTGTTCCTTCAGCTATCAACTTTCTAATCTGATTCTTGATCTGATTTAGTGTTAGTGTATCTGAAGGTAGTTTCTTTAGTGTTAGTTTGTTCGGCATATTTGCTTGAACTTTTCTAACTTTATCCATTACTTCGTCCTTAAATTGTGACAGATTGTCAGGTGCAATACCTGTCCATAGTGTAAAGTGTTTTCTTTGGATGATTTTTGGGTTGTCTTCAAAGAATACTTGAAGTACGTTGTATCCCAAATTAAAGGCGTGATTTGCAAATTTTGTAAGAACTGTGGTTTTACCAACACCAGTAGGTGCAAGGATTACTCCGATCTCACCTTTTGCCAATCCACCTTTAAGAAGATTATCAATCCCATTAATCCCGATTGGAATTGGATGTCTGTAATCATCTTGTAAAACTTCATCCAAATTACTAAACACGTCATTTGTTCCTGGATCTATTTCACCAACCTGTAGAGCTTCACGAACCATCTCTTCTAAGTGGTCGTAACTCTCAAAATCACCTTTGTCAATAATCTTTTGTGCCTTCACCATTACCTTCTGTAACTCTTGTTGTTTACAGAACTTCAATGATTTTTCTTGTACAAAAGTATGGCCTTCTAATGGGGCATCTTTTACCTGTTTAACCATATCCAAGACCATTTTTTGAGCCATAGGTGCACTGATCTCACTTTTAGCAAGTTGCTCTAATGTATCAAAGGTTGGGACGTGTTCATACTTGACATAATACTCCTTTACCATTTGCATAATCAAACGGAAGTATTGGTTATCGAAGTACTTAGGATCTAATACATCAACGATAGACGCTGCAAATTCCTTGAAAAGAATAATGTTATTAAGTAGTTGTATTTGAAATGTGTTTCCAAGGTATCCAAAGTTTTTTTCGTCGCTCATAATCTATCGTTAATACGTTTTTCGTGTTTTATAAATACGCTTATACTAGCTGAATATTCAAGTAGTTGTACACTAAATTTTGTTCTGAAAAAATGTCAGTCAGATGAGAAAGTACACTTTTTAGGTGCGGGCGTACGTCTACGGTGTATCTTATTTTTGGTGGGTATATTTTAGCATCCCAACCAGAGTGACAAATTGTCAGGTCTCCAACCTTCAAATACATATTAAACGACTCAGGGCCGTCCGTATTTGATGTTGAAAGTACGCTTGGATCCAACAAGATTTGATCATAGTTGTCAAGTAAAAAGTAACAAGATTTCGCTTTTAAGTCCTCGTGAATTTGCTCTTTGATTTGATTCATAAGTTCAACCATAGAGTAACTTCTACGGGCATCTGGATTGTAATTCTTAACATTAAAGTATCGTTGTACCACAATATTATCATTGAGGGTCAACAAAAACTCCATCTTTGTTACATCATTCATTTCTTTCATAATTTAATTTTTTTGAGTTCTTCTTTTTTCTTTTCTGGTGAGCTTTAAAAACGGTTGTACAAACTCTACCCACCCGTCGTTTGTTTTTGGAAGATACTTAAAGATTCCATCTTCTTCCATATATTTGAGGATATTTCTAAACCCTCTTTCTTCAGGGTCTAACTCCTCAGAGTAATAGCTTCTAATCTCCTCTTTGTTTTCTTCTGATAAAAGTGGTTGACTAAGATCAATAAGTGAAATATTCGTTTTAACGAACTCTTCTCCGAGTGTTTGGGTCTTTGTCTTACCATTGATTAGATTGTTTAACACGGTCAAGGAATTGTCCTTAGAAAGGATCTCCTTGGTCCGTTCTATAATATAATCAACAGAAACAGGTTTGTCCAAAATCTCAGGAAAGAATTTAACAAAAGTTTTTTCACCCAATCGATCAATACCAGGAATGTTGTCGGACTTATCACCCAAGAAAACCTTAAGTGTTACGACATTTTCAATCGGTATATTTAGTTGACCAATTTTAACTTTTTCTCCATACCCATAAGTCTCCCGATGAATCGGTGAGTAAACCATAACCTTATTAGAAATAAGTTGTGTTAGATCCTTATCAGAAGAGAAAATAGTTTTGTGTTCATCGGGCGATATTTGACAATAATATGCAATAACATCATCCGACTCACATCCTTCCAAACAAACCTGTCGAACAAACATTTCTTCCAAATATTGTTTTACTCGGTTTTTTTGAAAATAAAAGGACTCCCTCTTTGACTCAGTCAAAGAAGAAGTCCTGTTGTTTTTGTACTCTGAATATATAGCTTTTCGTTGAATGGAATTGTTGGGACCATCCCATACAACGAAAACTTTATCGTATTCTTGGTCGACTAAAAGTTTGCGAACGACATTCAAAAAGTGAAAGATACCTCCAATATGTTGACCCTCGTGGTAAAACTCTCTTACCCCGTGAAACCCTATTTTAAACAGATTGTCTGCATCAACAATTAATGTACGAATCACTTTTATTTATTTTATGTTATTCAATAACTTCTCTTTCTTCCTTCAAATCGAAATCACCATCAGTACCGATGATTGTTTTCCAATACTCAGAATGCTCTTTTTTGTAAGCCTCAATCGAAGCCTTTTCCTCTGATGCTTCCTTACCTGCCAAGAAACCGTGAGGGGTCACAATAATCTTACCATCTTCATAACCCAAACCGTTAATGTGATTTTTTAACACCGATACTTTTGTACGAGTTGCAAATTTAACAGTTCTTTTGTCTTTTGTCGCAGTGATTTTAGTTGTTCCCGCACCTTTTTGATTTCCGAATAGGAATACCAAAGATGAGTTTAACCAAATAGCCTCACCACCTTTTGCCTTAATTTTAGGTTGACCAAAGGGGTTGTCAGGTAATTCCACCCAAGGTTGGTTTACAATAACCAAAGTGTTTTCCCACTTAGAATCCGCCTTGCGTGATCCTGAGATTCGTTGGTTGATACCCATTCCAATTTTGTCGGCCAAGACCGCAGCATTGTGTTGTTTACCACCCTTACCTTCATAAGTCATCTTACAAGGTACCGAACCTACAGAATCCCACATAAACAGAAG